CCTATTGAATTGCACCTGTCGAAGCTCATCGAAAAGCTATCCGGTAAACCCTTTGGGCATGGGCCGAATGAGCGTGTGAGCATGGAGGAGGTTGCAAAATATAATGAGGCAATATCATATTCTTTTGCGTTCATTGAGACTTTTTACGGCGCTGTTACCGTGCAAGAGGTGATTGAAGCGGCAACCCCATATCTTACGTCTCACGTCGATAGCAAGCGCGGGTTGATTATTGACCCTTGGAACGAACTGGAACACTGGAGGCCAGCGAATCTTACCGAGACTGAATACGTGAGCAAAACCCTGTCATACGTGCGAAACTGGGCGCGTAAAAACAAGGTGCATGTGTGGATAGTCGCGCACCCTCAAAAGATGCGGCGCGAAGATGGACAATTGCCGATACCGCGCCCGGATATGATTGCGGGTAGTCAGCACTGGTGGAATAAGGCGGATTGCGCTGTAACGGTTTACCGCGACTTCGATAATCTGGATTCGAGTGAAGTCGATATTTATATCCAGAAGATACGGTTTAAAAACATCGGGCGCATTGGAAAGGTAACACTAAAATACGACCGCGTGACTGGCAGATACCACGAAATGCCCGTTATTCGAGGAATTGAGAACTATTACAGCGTGCAATAGGCTACCGCGAAAGCCGGGCAATAGCCAAGTCACACAGACGCGCGACCGGGTTTAGTCCGTGAGCCTCGCACCAGTCCGCGAGGCGGTATAGAACGTGATGGATAGCTAGGCGCATAACGCAACGGCGATAGACCATAGCAGCGGGGGTATCGCGGCGATGGCAACCACCGTTAATCCGATTGCGATTCCTCGCGCTAGTGGCGCGAGAATGTGATAGTTCAGGTCTCGTGGTTTCATCATTCGCCCTTTTTATTGAAAGCAGAATGCACAAGTCCATTGGCATTGGTTATCTGTATTGATAACATTCTACTCCGATCAAACATGTAACCCGCAACGTTTTCCGCTGCTTTAAATGTTTTACGGGTAAATTCATAAGTGCGACCGCGATCACTTACAAATGTTATTTTATATGGCCCTTTGTGTTTCATCATTCGCCCCTTGCTTTTGCGAGTGCATATTGCGCTGATTTAAATGCGGCCTCAAGTCGGACAGATGGTTGTATTCCTTTACCGTGTCCCTCTAATTGTCGTTGCGCTGCGATGCAAACTTCCTCCAAAGCAGACACCAGAGCATCGTGCGAGTTTACGGCGCGGACGATTTTGTTTTTTGCATCGACACTTTCTTGGCCGAATCCGCGATCAAGCCCATTTAAAAAAGTTTCTATTGTTTTTTCACCGAGCGAAAATTGCGGTTGGGTTTGTTTTGTGTTCATGATTTAATCCTCGATTAGTAAACTACAATGCCGCGTGAATAGCATGATTCGACGGTAGAGCCTGCTGGAATGTCGCCGGGACGAATGATGTAGAGACTTGCGCCTCGTGGATCTGTTTGTAGATATCTTTTTACCGTTATTTCCGTTTCGCTTTCGCACGTTAAAACACGGCCAATAGCTCGATCATTTCGATCTGAAATAATTTTATCAAGCCGTTTAATGGCTCCGGTTTCCATGTCGCGTATTGGATACCTGCGCATCGTATTGGAATTGAGCCAATACGTTTTGTTGGTTGTTTCGTCGCGCTCAATACAACCGTTGTCCGTGCCACATTCACGCTCATACCATGCGCGTAATGTCATGCTGATACGGCGCAATTTGTCTGATTCTTCGCGCGTGAATCCCAAGTTCATCAACACGTTTTGTTGGTGCGCTTGCCTCATTGCTTCTTTGCGGTTCATTGTCTTATCCTCATAAGTTACCGGAAACCGCCGGTGCGGTAGTGCATCCATCTAAGCCCGTTGGGCTTAGGTTGAGGCGCTAAATACCTAAAAAATGTTCAGTTCCTCGAACCACAACAAAAAAACTTCCTGCGTTAGAAAAACGACGCATATAAACGCGGCGCATTTTACCCATGTAGGATACTTTATACCCACTGTTTAGTTTACGTCCGCATCCTGTAGCGGTTTCTTGCAAACCGTCTAATTGCCATTTTGTGGGCGCATAGATCAATTCGCGTTCAACATAATTTCCCATTTCATCCTTCATTATTTCAGTCCGGTTGTTCATCATCATTCTCCAGTGGTTGATTTGGTTACTTGTTGGTAGGGTTTAATCTGATATCTTTTCACAGCCGCAATTATCCAGATTAGATACCTCAAAATCGAATGCATGACCGCGAAAATCAAAGGAAAATTTATCCCCAAAATCAGCGGTATCTTCGATTTTAGAAACTGCTTTCACAACCTTTTTTTCCCATGCTGTATACGTGCTAAAGTTAAAATAATCGTATACATCATAGGCGCCATCCTCAAAGCCTGCGGAATTTACGGGAGCGACTCCCATATCATTCCCATCCATCTTGATTTTTAGCCACATAATCTAATCTCCGTTTGGTTGTTTGGGTTGCCTGCACTGTTATATAGAGCAGATACCGTGCCAATAAAAGAGCGTAAGGGGCAAAATATATCAACTATTTTTACTGGCGCTAAATGCGACAATTAACGATGGCACAAATGGCGCTGGCACAACGAAAAGTGACGCACAACGTCACATTGGGTAAATAATTGTCACAAGGTGACAAAAATTGTCACACCTAAGCGAATAGCGTGCCATATTTGACAATGCGAAGGAACTGGCGCAGGATATAAACAGGACTGTGGGCAACGATGCTAGAGCGCACGCCCCATTGCAAGCCGAGCACAGGCGCAAAACCGCGTAGTCGCGGCGTCTGAGATACCAAGCCCCTGCACACACAATGCAGGTAAAAATGGCGCACAAACCCGTAAGAGGGGGATAAAGGGGGAGTTTCGTTTAAACTCGAAATTCGCCGTCAGGCGCGTGCCGGAACGGCTAATCCAAGCCACAGCACAACGTCAGTTAGCACTCACTAATAACAGCCCCTTGACACGCACCAAATAGTGAGTGCACACTAACGCGCATGAATCACGGCGCATTGGCTAACCTAGACCACGATGAGGCAATCAATGAGATTGCGAGCGGCGTTATGCTCAAAGAGATTGCAGCACGCCACAACGTGTCCAAGGTGGCAGTATACAAGCGCCTCAAAGAGCATCCAGACTATAAGGACGCGATAGCCTTGCAAGCTGATTCGTTTGTTCAGGATGCCATGGAGGAGGTTAGAACATGCGACAACGAGAACGTTAACATCGCACGCGCCCGCGTGGATGCGGCGTTCAAGTATGCCAAAGCTCATAACAAGGATTATGCGGATAAACAGCAGGTTGAACATACCGGGAATGTGAGCGTCGAGCATGTAGTCAAAACGGACTTGGATTCGCTAGTCAGTCGCAACAATCTGGGGGCATCTATGGGGGCATCTCAAGGCATAGACGACGCGATTGTTGTTAATAGTCAAGCAGATAGCGCGTCAGTTCGATTGCTGGTAGAACAACCACATTACCAAAGTGAGTAATTACTAACGTATGTGAGTGCACACTAACCGAGGGGGGGTGGTAGGGGGGGTGCACCATAGTGACCCCGACCCCCACCCCCCTTTGCGAGAGGGTTCCCACCGAATCACCCCCCTTTTATTTCCCCCCCGTCCCCCATCACTTTTTCTGGCGGCGCGAAAAAAAATTATGCAAAGTCCGAATTCTGACTGCCCTGCTTCACTTGGAACTGACGTGCTTAACAGTGAGGATGAGTTAAGGAAGTGGTGCCTTGAGTTTGCGATGAAGTGGATACCGCACAAGGACAGGGGCAACCCGATCAAGGTCAAGGCTATGGCGCAGGATTACTTTGAGTGGTTCAAGAAATGAGTCATTACATTGACCCTGAGTTTGAGCAAAGGGCCAAGCCTTTTACGATATGAGCGATAAACTTCGCACGTTTCTCTGGGACACGCCGTATCGGTCGATTACGTCGGAGTGGAAGCGTATCGAGGCGGAGTTCAAGAAGAATGGGGAATTGACGCAGGGGATGAGGTTGCTGATTAAGAGTGACCTTTACTACCTGCTGGTTCGGGTTTGCAACCGGCCTGACATGCTGCACCCGTGGGTGTATGAGCGGTGCCGTGAGGTTGAAAAGAGTCCAAACGGGTTTTTGGATTTATGGTCGCGCGAGCATTACAAGTCCACGATTATTACGTATGGCTTGACCATGCAGACCATTCTGAATGACCCGGATTCGACCATTGGGTTATTCAGTCATACGCGCCCGATTGCGAAGGCGTTTTTGCGCCAGATCATGCGTGAGTTTGAGGATAACCAGACCTTGCATCTGTGCTTCCCCGATATCCTTTGGGGCAAGGATGTAAGGCAAAGCCCGAAATGGAGTGAAGATGACGGGATTATTGTCAAGCGTAAGACTAACCCTAATGAGGCGACGATTGAGGCGTGGGGCTTGGTTGACGGGCAGCCGACGTCGAAGCATTTTAGGATACTGCTTTACGACGATATCGTTGTTAAGGGATCGGTCACGAACGAGGACATGATCGAAAAAACCATGACTTCGCTGGAAGAGTCCTACAACCTTGGAACTACTGGCGGCACACGTCGTTTTGCTGGCACGCGATGGCACTTTAATGACGCTTACAGCACGATTATCAAGCGTGGGACGGTCAAGGTGAGGCTGCATCCCGGCAAGGAAGGTGGTAGCGAGGATGGCAAGTCGGTGCTGTGGCCTGAGGAACTGCACAAAGAGAAGCGCCGTGACATGGGGCCGTATACCTACGCTGCGCAGATTCTGCTGAATCCGAAAGCTGATGCCATGCAAGGGTTCCAGCGCGAGTGGATCCGCAAGTATGAGTCGGTCAACCCGCGTAATATGAATAAATATATTTGTGTGGATGCGGCGAGTTCCAAAAAGCGCGGTTCTGACTACACCTGCATGGTCGTCATTGGCTTAGGCCACGATGAGAATTACTACCTGCTGGACATGATTCGTGACCGGCTGAATCTGACGGAGCGGGCAGCTAGGCTGTTCGAGTTGCATCGCAAGTGGAAACCCCGGCAGGTCAGGTATGAGCGATACGGCATGATGGCTGATATTGAGCATATCAAGGACAAGCAGGAGAAAGATTCTTACCGTTTTGATATCACCGAAGTCGGTGGGCAATCATCCAAGCAGGATCGCATTGGCCGCTTGGTGCCTATCTTCGAGGACGGGCGCTTTTATCTGCCGCGTTCGCTGTCTTACACGGATTACCAAAAAGTCCGGCGCGATCTGGTTAACGATTTCATTGAGGAAGAATTCCTCGCCTTCCCCGTTGGGCTGCACGATGACATGCTCGACGCCATCAGCCGGATAGCGGAGCCGGATTTAAGCCTTGCATGGCCCAAAGAGAGCGGGCGGCCAGTCAGGAAGGAAAAGTATTTTTCTGGGAACGGAGATGCCAATTGGTTAGCCGCATGAAGGTTCGTGAGTGGCATAGCAAGGACGTGAATACTGACCAGTCTACGTGGCGTTATGACGTGAGGACAAAGAAAGACAAGAATTTCCATGTGCTGCTTGACCGGCAGAACAGGGAGGAAGCGGTAAGGTTGATTCGAGAGCAGATGCAGCAGGCGGGCATGACGGACGATGACTGCATTGATATTCCCCGACAACGCTTTATGGATATATTTATTCCCAGACGATGAAATCCTTCGACGTTGTAAACGCATTTGAAAAGCGGGTAGCGTCATTTGCGGGTTCAAGGTTCGCTGTAGCGACCATGACCGGCACGGCGGCTTTGTTCCTGAGTCTGCAATACGAAAAGAATACATCGCCGTATAAAGGGCCGATTTACATTCCCTGCCACACGTTTATCAGCGTGCCAATGGCCTGCCTTCAAGCTGGATTTGAGTTACGGCTTGAGGATATGGGATGGAAGGGTATTTATTACCTGAATCCGTTCAGCATCGTCGATGGGGCGCTGCGGTTCCGGCGCGGCATGTATCGTGGCGGCCTGCATTGTCTGTCCTTCCAAGCCCGCAAGATTCTCAACATTGGCGAAGGCGGGATGATCCTGACGGATAACGAGGACGCTTACGATTGGCTGAAAAAAGCCCGCTATTCAGGGCGCGGTGCTCCAGATTTCAGTATCGAGGACGTCGATATGATGGGCTGGCAGCTTTACATGACGCCGGAGAAAGCCGCCCGTGGGCTTCATTTGATGGACTACGTTGGCGATGGTGAAAAAGATCAGGTCGTTAATTACCCGGATTTGCGTAAGTGCAAGTTTTTTAAGGATAATTTATGTATCACAGCGGAAAAAAGTTTGGCTTACCGGAGTCCTGTAGGGTTCACGAATTCGCCAATATCGCCGGTCATGTAATCGCTGGCGAAAACTGCCGGATTGATGCATTTACCACCATTACTGGTAGGGTAGAACTCGGAAATAACGTGCATATTGGGGTTTCTGCTTGCATATTTGGCGGATTCGGCGTAAAAGTCGGTTCCGGTGTGTCAATTTCACCGGGAGCCAAGCTATTTACGGCGACAGAAGATATGAAAGCTGAATTTCCTAGCAATCCGCAGTTAAAAAGCCGGTGTTTTCAGTCTGGAAACATCGAAATTGGCGATTTTTCTGTCATTGGCGCAAATTCTGTCGTGCTTCCCAATGTCAAAATAGGCAGTCGTGCGCAAATCGGTTGCCTGTCCCTCGTCAACAAACCTGTAGCCGATGACGCCATAGCCGCAGGCGTGCCCGTGAAACAACTCGGCACTCGCAAACTAAAGCAGGAGGCAGCATGAGTTATTTCCAGCCCTTTATCCCCGGTGCGACCGTTTCCATTAGCGCCACCAACAGTTCCGGTAGCGTCCCGTTGAAACCGTCAAATCCAAACACGGTCAGGGTTTATAACGCTGGCTCTGCTACCGTTTTTATTCGCGCAGGCAAGTCGGATGTGGCTGCAACAACTAGCGATACTCCGGTTCCCAGTGGCGCAATTGAAATCATGGACTTGACCCGTAGTGCAGGCCGCGATCCTTGCACCCACGTAGCCGCCATTACTGCGGCGAGCACGGCAACGGTCTACTTCACGGCGGGACAGGGTGCTTAAATCGCTTCAAAATCTGGTGATACGCAAAATGGGTTCTGTTGGGCAATCCATTAGCGGCGCTGCGCCCGCTTACGAAGGTTTGCTTGACCTCGTGTCTGGGGCTGTTGATGTATTAGACCAATATGCGCCGAGTGCTGATTACCTTGGCGATCCTTACGCAACGATTGATGGCGTTGTTAAGACCTACGATGCAGTGACCGGGCTTAACAACGGCGTAGCGGGTGATGTAGAGACATATAGCGGTTCTCCCGTTGCATCATCGCAGGCAACAGAGGCATTACAACCGGAGTGGATTGCAAATCAATTCGGAACTGTGCCGGGGATTACTTTTGACGTAGTAGCTCAACAGTATTTATCAACGTCTAGTGCTGTTACCTTGGCAAGTGGCGCTTACACAGTTGTCTTGGTTTTAAAAATTCCAGCAACATTTACTAATGCAATTATTCCTGTTTGTGGATTTACGGATTCCGGCGAAATTTTCAATGTCTATTTTGACAATGTTTTGCAGTTTTATTGTTTGGCATCGTCCGACGATCAAACATTAACAGAGGCATCCTTTACCACCCCTGACCCACTGGATATTGCTGGCGATAATGTAATTATCGTGGCGGCTTGGGACGATACCACTTCAGTGCTTCGCGTAAATGGCGCGGTAATACCTACTGTAGACACAGGGTTTGGCCCGGTTGGAAGCATATCCAAGCCAATGAAAACTGGCGCATATTCTAATGCCGGTAGTCCAGCGTTTGAGGGTGTTATGGGAGTTAAATATATATATGACGGCATTTTAACAACGCCTCAAATTGAGTCTCTGGAAACATTGTTATCTACTCGTTACGGCATAACAATCTGACCGCGAATGAAATACGGCAATGAGCGAATATAAAGAAAGCGTAACCACTGAGGACGATGTTACCGATGGTGACAACGACGATTTTTCCGTTGCCCTGAAACGCTTTGGTTACTGCGTAGACGCCGAAAGCATTAACCGCAATTTCCAGCGGGACGACATGCGGTTCTACGCGGGTTCGCCGGACAATGGATGGCAATGGC